CGGCTGTAGATGAGAAGTTTTACCTATCTGACGAGCAAGTAGCGAGCTTCAAGGCAAGCACAGCGAAGGCGCAGGCTAAGGGCAACGGTTTTAAGTTCGAGCCAATCGAGAAAGAGAGAGAGAGTAGCTCACACGATTGCCACCAAGGCGGGCAGTCGGCAGACAGACAACTACGTCGCCGAGCCAAAGACCACGCACCGCACCGCCTACGAGCGGAACTTCGGAAGCAAAGGAAAGCTGCAGGACACGGACGGCGACGGCATAGACCTGGCCTACCCACAGTCGGCCACGCGGCGTGGCCGAGTTGGACACGGAGTCGCGAAGACAATCCCAACCAGCGGCAGCCAGGGAACGCTCGACGGCTACCGCATCCGCAAACTCACACCGCGCGAATGTTGGCGTTTGATGGGCTTTGCAGACGAGGACTTCGAGAAAGCCAAGAACGCTGGAGTATCGAACTCGCAACTATACAAGCAAGCAGGCAACTCGATCGTAGTAAATGTGCTAATGGGCATACTCAACAATTTATTAGGAGGCACAAAATGAAGATTAAAAACTGTTTTATACCAGCATCAGAGTATTGGCAGTTTGTAGAGGAGCAAGCATGAAAGCATCGCAAGTCTGGTATGAAAATGGCGGTGGCGATGAACAATATACGCCAAAAGAAACAGTAGAGCTATTGCTCCACCATATAGGCCACCTACACGATAAAACAATCTGGTGTCCGTTCGATCGTGATGATTCGCAGTTTGTGCAAGTTTTGCGCTCTCACGGCTACAAAGTTACAAATAGCCATATCGACTACGGCCAAGACTTCTTCGAGTATGAGCCGAAAGAGTGGGATTGTATTATATCTAACCCGCCTTATCACAATAAGCGCAAGTTTTGGGAGCGCTGTTGTGATCTAGGAAAGCCGTTTTTGCTATTGCTCCCGGTCAATATTTTGTCCGACAGCGTAATAGTCGAAACACTAAGAGAGAGAGAGAGAGAGAGAGAGTTTTGTATGCTTATCCCGAATAGGCGCACGAAGTTTTACAACGCCAAAACTGGCGAGATTGGTGGCAATCCTACGTTTAAGGCCGTATATATGGGCTTGAGCCTGTTGCAAGAGCAAATAATACTTGAAGATTTACCAAGACAGCAAAGGAGCAAACATGAAGATTAAAAACTGGTTTATCCTAGCAGGCGGAAGCGCCACACGATGGCAAGGCTATCAAGGCGAAAAGAACAAATGCTTTATAAAGATTGACGGCGAGCGCCTTATTGACCGCACAGAGCGACTTTTGAAAGAGAACGGCATAACTAATATCGAAATAGTTTTAGAGGGCTACAACAGCAAACGAGAGGCCTTTGAGGGCATCGCACGGAAAAGTAAGGGCGCTTTTGGTATATTGCTAGGCGATTGCTACTATACCGAGGCAATTATTAAAGATGCCGTGAATCGTGATGTAAAGAGTTGGAAGCACTACTATTGCCCACACGGCAACCCCTGGACTGGCTGCCCATGGGAGGAGGGCTATATCCATCTAGTGCCGCAGCGCAAATGGTGGCTAGATAAGATGGCAGAGTTTAACAAGAAGTGCGAATCTGGCGAGATTGAGTTTAAGAAAGACTACCAAATTGACCGCTACTTGAGAGGCTTAGGCCAAGACGATTACAGGCCGAACGAGCTAGACGAACACGATATATACTGGTGCGATGAAACGGACGACCTAGACTATCCAAACGATTACGATATGTTTATGGCAAGGCACGAAGCTAACAAGCGAGGCGAGCGCCAAGACAAGCTAAGTATTATAATTCCGAACTGGAATAATGGTAAAACTATCGGCAGACTGCTCGAAAACCTAATGTCGCAAAAGGTAAACATAGACAGAGCCGTAGAAATTATCGTAGTAGATGACGGAAGCACAGATAATTCAAGAGAAGTTATAGAGAAGTTCGGCCTAGTGCGCCATATATACCAACCAAACAGAGGCGTATCAAACGCTCGAAATGTTGGCCTAATGGCAAGCACGGGCAAATATATAACCTTTATTGACTCTGACGACAATGTGGAATCCGGCTATATTCGCACGGTCTTTGGCGAGATGGACAGGGGCTACGATTACTGCGTTTTTCCGTGGATTGACGATAAGAGCGGCGATACAAAGTTCCTATTCTTTGATCTAGTAGGCAACGCCGCCGTCTGGGCTTATGCGTTTGCCTGGCACACTATTGGCGATGAACGCTTTAGAGAAGATTGGAATGTGGCCGAAGATTTAGACTGGTTACAGCGTGTCGTAGTGCCAGGCAAGAACAGAGGGCTATCTGACAAGCCTATCTATCATTACGACTGGAATGCTAACCCCGACTCGCTCTGGAAGCGTTTTAACAGAGGCGAAATTAAGCAGGAGAGATAATTTATGGTTACTAAAAAATATATCAAACTACTAGAGAGCAATATTGCGGCGCTATCCGCTGAAGTTTTAGGTTTAAAACGCAGAGTTGATAAATTAGAAAAAGATAGCCAAGATAACGAACTATTATGCTCCAGAGTGGCTTATGCGCTACAAGATGTTTTAGATAAAAACACGGCTTTGAGCATCGTATATAAACTAAACGACCAAGTAATAACAACGCAGATTATACGAGATAAGACGAAAGAGCTTAAAAATAAACAGCATGAGCTAGAGCGAGCGCTACAAGCCACGAAAGAAGCCCTAGGAGAAACGGACGAGGAGCAGGCATAAGATGGCAGATAAACTAGAAATCATAATTCCAGAGCAATTTAGGGAGCTTGCGCAGCCTAGCAAGCCATGGCGACATATCGGCTTTTATGGTGGCCGCTCGAGCGGTAAATCTACAACGGTGGCGCTTTTGTTGCTTATCAAGGCTATGCAGAAGCCACTCCGTATATTATGTTGTCGTGAGATTCAGAACTCTATCGCCGATTCGGTACATAAGCTTATGGCTGACCTTATCAGTAACTACAAGTTTGCCGGTTGGCAGGTTACAGAGAACGCTATACGCTACCGCAACGGCTCGGAGATTATCTTTAAGGGCGTTCATAACAACGCCCAGAGCATTAAATCTACCGAGGGTATAGACATCTGTTTTATTGAAGAAGCGCAAAGCATATCGCAAGACTCGATAGATATTCTTGTGCCGACTATCCGTAAAGCTGGCTCGTACTTTGTATGGTGTTGGAATCCACTAACAGAGCAAGACCCAGTTTGGACTACGATCGCAAGCAAGCCAGACGAGCGCACTTATGTTCGCAAGGTTAATTCTACGGATATTGAGCAACTTTTGTCGCCAGAGGTTATTCACGAGCGAGAAAAGATGCGCAGAGATAACCCCGACTTATTCGCTCATGTATGGCTAGGCGAACCGCTCACAAGTAAAACAGGCTCGGTCTTTGGCCAACAGATTAGCCGAGCAGAGATAGACGGCCGTATAGGCAAAGTGCCTTATGATGCTAGCGCTGGCGTTTATGCGGTGTTCGACCTTGGCATCAGCGATAGCACGGCTATTTGGTGGTATCAGATGATAGGCCGGGAGATTCACTTTATAGACTACTACGAGAACTCCGGCGAAGAATTAGGCCACTATATATCCATGCTCCATAACAAAGGCTATAACTATACAACTATCTACCTGCCGCACGATGCCAAACAGAGAGAGCTGCAAACTGGAAAGACTCGTGTAGAGTTTTTCGAGGATAACGGCTTCCATAATATCGAGGTATTGCGCCCTACAAACTTCAATCTAGGCGATGACGATATTAACCTTATCGCACGACCAGCCTTTAGCCGTGTCTGGATTGATCGGGAAAAGTGCCAGCGTGGGCTAGAGTGCCTAAGAGCCTACCACTACGAGTATGACGAGAAAAATAAACTGCTAAAGAGCAAGCCCGAGCATGACTGGAGCAGCCACGCAAGTAGCGCCTTTATCTATGCCATGATGGCCGCTACAGAGTGCAGCGAAGAAGCGCAGCAAATAAATATAAAGTTCAAAACCTACGTGCCTAAAGCGTTCCGTCCGAAGTCTAGCAGTAGCAGCGGCAATTGGTGGTAGTTTTTGCGAATGTGGTACAATATGGGTAATGGCGATGTGTCGATAGACATAATGGCAAAGAAAGCCGCAAAATCTAGCGATGCAAAAAAAGACAATCCAGTTTTAAGCAGATTCCTCAAGTATTTTACTGACTCCTGGACTTATGCGCAGCAGAACTACCACCAAACGTGGGAGCGCAACTGGAAACTCTATAGAAATATTAGAACGGAGAAAAACCACCCTGGCACTATTGAGTGTTTCGTGCCGATGGTAAACAGCACAGTAAACACGATCGTAGCTAGTCTGTTCAACTCCAACCCAACCGTAAAATATATCCCTAACCGTGCCGACCAGAACGAAGAAACGGATATATTAAACGATGTTTATCAAGACTTCGCTCGCCGTGATGGCTGGGCGCTAAAGAATAAGATTAACGGCCGCCAGGGCGTAATTACTGGCAATTATTTTGCATACTACGAATGGCAGCCGGACGATAACGGCGGATTCGTGCATAAAGAGATTATCCCTATTCGTGATGCAATCCTCGACCCTAATGCGCACAATATTGCCGATGCAAAATACGTTGGCCGCAGATTCTTTACTAGCAAAAAAGCGCTAGAAGATACTCTCATTTACAACCCAGAAACTGGTAAAATGGAGAAAAGGTATAAAGACCTCGAAAATGTATCGGAAAATGCTTCAGACGGCGGACTAGATGCGCAGAGCGACAAGGCCATTAAAGACACGGCACTCGGCTCTGTATCGCCAGACAAGGGCGCACAAGTCGAAGTTATCGAAATCTGGACTCATGAAGAAGTTTGCGTTATTGCCAACAGACTAACAGTTATCGAGCATCGAGAAAACCCATATTATGCGCTCAATAAGAGCAAGTTCGAGCAGCGCAAGCTCGAATGGGATTTGCAGCGCCTACAGACCCTACAACAGACCGCCGGCGCTAAAGATATTGGCGAGTTCCAAGAGGAGTTCAACAAGAAGAACGCAGGCCTTATTCCATTTGCACACGGCTGCGACTATCCAGACGTTTCTCTTATCTATGGCTCTAGCGATGTAGATATTATCGCTGACGAGCAAGAGCTGCTAAATACACTCACGGAGCTTAACGTAGAGGCCGTGCTTTACCAGCTATTCCCAG